CACTGCCCGTTCCAGTGCTAGTTGTTACACCCGTTCCACCATTGGCAACCGCAACCGTTCCAGTGACGTTAGCCGCTGTCCCCGTCGTATTCTGGTTTAATATCGGAAATGTGCAGTTAGCAAGATTGCCGCTAGTTGGCGTGCCTAATATTGGCGTAACCAGCGTTGGGCTAGTCGAAAGAACGACGTTACCCGAACCAGTGCTTGTCGTAACGCCAGTGCCGCCATAAGCTACCGGCAAAGTGCCAGTGACGCCGGTTGTAAGAGGCAATCCAGTGGCATTCGTCAATGTGCCAGAGGATGGTGTGCCTAACGCGCCGCCTGGCGTGACAATATCAGCAGCCAATGCCGTTAAGAATACAGTAGCCGAGCCAGACAATACTAACAGCGAACCAGTGCTAGACTGACCTAACGTGCGACTTAATGTTGTGCCAGCCGAGGTATACGTTCCAGTGCCGTATTCCCAAGCCGTTAAATCTTCTATTACATAACTAACCGTGTCACCATTAGCTATGCCTGCAGATGCAAACGACTGATAGCCAGAAGATGCAGAGCCAAGCGTAATTGTGCCAGTGCCAGTTGTGGCAGTGGTCATTTTAGCTCGGTTTAATAATTTCACCATAGCTTGGCGCTCTCTTCAATTAGCCGTGAGTAATTGTGCCGCTCGTCAGCGATACAGTCTGGCCGGTAGATACAGCCGTCGCATTGATGATAATGTCAGCGCCGCTCGTTCCAACCGTCAGGCCAGAAACAATCACCGTTCCGGCGTTATTACGGATTTCAGCTAAAGCTGCCGTTCCAGTTCCAGATGCAGTCGCCGTTAATGGCGTTCCAGAAATCGTCAGAACCGAACCGGCAACAGTGCCAGGCGTTGATGACAGCGTGAAGCTAGCTAATACACCTGTTGCACCAGAAAGCGCAGATGTGCCGATAACCAGCGTGCCAGCTGAAGCTGTGCCGGTTGATGATGCAGCAACCTTTGATGCAATCAAGTCTGCGACTAACTGCATACGGTTGGTTTTAAGTGTAGCGTTATAAGTTACAGCCATTTCATTAATCCCTTAAAGCATTCCAACAATGTATGTTGCGGTAGTTCCTGTCGCTAAAACCTGTTTGACGCGGATTTGTAACTGAGTGCCGACAGGAACAGCTTTGAATGTAACGGTGTCACCATTTTCAGTAACAACCGCGACATCTCCCGCGCCGCCAACATACAGGCGCGTGAAAACATTAGGCGCAGTGTCTGATGTCGTAACAGCTGCAGCCGTATCAGGCGTAAGAGAAGATATCTGAGTAGCAGGCATAAGATGTTCCTTTTAGAAACTGCGACGAGCGGAGACGAGTTTAGACTGTGGCCTTGTGGCTCTGTCTGCCTCAACCTCAATGTCTTTTAAGATTGTCTGATAAGCGCCATCCCAAACAGGAATGCGCATATCGTCTTTCAAATACGGAGCCGTATGAACAAGCGCGCCGTAAAGATATAAATCTGGGTAACGTGACAACGCCCAGTTGGTTGTCGTCTGATTATTTAACGGATTAAGTCTGGCGTAATACCAAAGGTCTAATTGCTCCGGCGCTTCTTGCCCAGGAGCGGGAATAATTCTCAGTCTGTTACCAACGATTGTATAATAGGTCTGGTTTCCAATAGGGGAATAATAAGGTGGAATAATTGGTAGAGGCGATTGGTCTGGGTTCCATCCTAATGATTGAACCGTCATCGATTGATCAGGCGTAATATATGTTAAGGCATTTGCCGTATTCTGATCCATCAACTGATAAACAGATACGAAATCAAGCGGCATCGGGACATAATTATCAATCACACTGGCTTGAGCGCGATTAATCATAAATGGGTGTTTAACCCGCGCCATATCTCGTTGAATGCGTGCAGTTGCTAACGTGACAAAATCGGGAATTACCGCCGTCATATCTTGGCGATTAAGCGTATCTGCTATCTTATTGCAGAGGCCTTGAAAATCTGCCGTAAATGTCGGGTTAGCAAAGACTGTCAAAGCGAAATATCCCTAGTGAGGAACGGTCGGCCTTCATTCATCAGCCACTGAAACAAGCGCTTCTTGTCTTGCCAGATGCCTTTTGCGACTAAATCAGATTGAATAAGCATTGGGATTGACGCGATTTTCACATCGTCACCAAGACGCTCATTCTTTGAATGTTCCATTCTGCTGTCGTGAGCAGCCTTCAGAATGTGGTCAACATCTTGTGTGGCTTCGAGATGCATACCGCCTTCGTTATCAATAACGAGACGCTGACGAACGCCGTTCACTGGGTCATAATCAAAATTAGGGTCGTCTAATTGACGGTATTTCTCAGCCATTGTTTAGCCCATAAAAAAAGGGCCGCTGTGAAGCGACCCTTCTGATTGTTGATGTATGTTACGCTTAGCTGTTCGTAATATTCGCTACGACCGCATGCGCGTAAGGCGAGTTGATTACCAGCGTGTATTCGCAGAGAAGCTGCGAACGCTTGCTGTCGCCTGTGCGTGCCAACTCAGTGCGCTGGAACGGACGCAGATACGCAACCTTCGCATAATCTGGGTCAACAAAGTATGCAAAGTTACCGTTACAGAAGAGAGAAGGAACAATGTCTAACGCGCCGAAATCACTGCATTGATGTTTGGCTAAGGTCGTTACTCTTAACCCGTCTTACGACGCTCTATGTCACCATAGAGACCAGACTATCTCTTCACCCTGCTTTTGCAGGGGTCGGGCATTTCAAGCCACTTGGCTTTACGAGGCTCCCGCCTCTAGTCGTTACACCTTCCGTCTTGCGACGGCTTGGCTCGGTATTGTCTCAAATGCTTCGGTTGACACTTGAGAGGTTCACCGAATTAACCCGATTACAACTACCTATTACTAGGCAGCGACCCCAAAATTAAGGTAGACATCAGCCGAGCCGACGATTGTGGCCTGACCGTTTTTAACATCCGTATTAACGCGCGTCTGAGACAAGCCAGCGAAGCCAGAAACGCGGGTCTTATTGACCGGCGAAACGAGCATCATCTTAGGCTCACCGCCCTTTTGATACATATTGCGGATAGCGTCTTTTAGGTTTGTTTCCGTAAAAGCAGCTGAACCACTCGTAAGCGTCCACGCAGTCGTTGGTGCTCCACTTACCGTAGAAGCGCCACCAGAATACGCAGGGCCGGTTACGGTGCCTACAACGATGCCGTTACCAGCAGGCGTCTGAGCAGTCGTTTTAATCCATGTTGGGAAACCAGCAAGTTTACGAGCCGTTGAAGCATCGCCAGCAACCGCCGCCTGGTTTGACAGGAGGATGGTTTCCATATCGCGCTTAAGTTCTTTGCCGTGTTTAGCAATGAGATAAGCCTCAATGGTTTTCATGCCAGCTGCGTCTACAGCGCCAGACGTTCCAGAAACGTTTAACGTCTTCGTAGAAATCTGAGTGTAGTTGCCGCAACGTGAAGGAGCAGCAAACGTCGTATCAGAAGCGTCTGCGCCTTCGATAGCCGCATTCGAGCCGTTAGCATCGGCAAGAATATCGGTCTGCCATTCGTGGTAGGTATTGTCCGCAGATGTGCGGCCAACATTGTTCATAAAAGCCGTTTTAGTTGGGCTGATATTGTAGATAATCAGTTTTGTTATCGTTAGCTTGTTTATAGCTAACTTCTACATGTTTCCATGTAGCTCAGACTATATCATCCCTTTTATCGGGCGGGGCGCTCGTGGACAGATTATTCTTTCGTCACTGTCTAGTCGTTGAACCTTCCGCATCCCTGGCTCTTGCGAGTTACATATGCGACTTGGCTGCTGATTGGCTTCGGCTTACCCGGTCAGCTTTTCCAGCAATTCACCCCGTTTTCTAGTGATGTTCCTTAAAATGACACCTGTTACACAACGCTATGCCGTTTTTTACATCGTATCTTTTTTTTGGATTATTTGAAAAAGACTTGATGTGATGAGCGTGCAGTAAAACCCTGCCACCACAACATTCGCAAACATATCCTTGCTCAATACCGCATTTGGAACATTTAAAATAGTGCTTCTCAAGCACAGCTAATTTCCAAATTCTGTATTCTTTCCTAGACCTAGCACGTAGATTTTCGGAAGATACGCCGCCTTTCCAATTTGGGTTTTTAGGCCCAGGTCGGTGAGGCAACGCAGCAGTTATATTTGCTTGGTGCTCTGGTGTTCTCTTGTATTCTTTCAGCCTGTCAGACCGGCTTATCCCGCCAATGCCATGCTGTTTTAAACGCATGAATATGACAGTCTCACCAACTCCATAATGAGCGGCAATTTTTGCCATAGACATTGTTTTATACAAGCGCTCTAACTCAACCTTTGGAGGGTTAAAGCTTTTTTTAGGGCCAGCAGCATGCTTGCCAACATCACCAGCTTTTATGCCGAAAGCTCTTAGTCGGTGATATACCGCGCCAGGAGTAACTTCATATTGAGCCGCAATCGCGGTAGCTGGTAATTTTGCATATAATTTCCAGAGTTTATCTCGGGAAATACTCATCCATTCGTCTAGCATTGCGATTTGCCATAGTCCGAAACAACACGAGGACTATTATAAGACAATTCGCCTATATATTGTCAATCCTCTAAATCTTCGCGAATAGACGAAGAGTAGTCGTAACGTGTTACCGTAGCCATTTCAGATTATTCCAATCATAAGAGTGCTTTGATAGCCGCAGCTGCATCTTCAACGCGGCCAGATGAAGCGAGACGTTTGCGCGCTTCAAAAGCATCCCGATTTTTTCTTGTCTGAGGCTGGGCAGGGGCTGGAGAAGGTTTCAAAGCCTTTTCAAGCGGCGGTGCATTAGGGCGAGGCCTACTCTTTGATTGCAGTTCTCTCCACTGTCTTGCGTCATTAGCCATCGCAACAAGGCGTGCATCATAAGCCTGGTTAATCTCCTCATCGGAGAAGCCCCTAGTCTTTAGATAATCACGAACCTTGGGACGGTCGCGCTCAAAAACCTTTTCGTCTTTCCACTCGGGGATAAGCTCGGGCAGTTTCGCAGCATTCTCTGCCAAATAGGCTTGGAGTTGCTTCGTCTGTTTCCCTTTGCTCTCTTCTTGCTGGCGTTGCATTTCTGAAATGCCCGCCTGCAAATCACCCATCGCCTGCTCGTATGCTTCCTTCTGACGAAGATAAGCTGAAGGATTAATATCAATTAGCGAAGGGTCTGGAGCTTGAGGCAATGTTGCCTGCATTCTCTGAACCATCACAGGCAGGAGCTGAGAATAAACTTTCTCTGCTTCTTCCGCTTTCTGGACTGTCTCCGCGAATTGCTTTCTTTCAGCAGCGAGTGCTTGAGTTTTACGCGTGTAATCGGCTTGCAAGAGAACGCTCTTTTGCAACTCTTCCGGCGTAAAATCGACCTTCTTGCCCTCTAATTCGAGGGTGATAATCGGCTTAGCGGGGTTGTCGCTTTCAGCTTCTTCGTCTTGCGCGTCGGGTGAGGCTTCTTCTGCGTCACTGTCTTCCTCAGAAGGCGGTGCCGTCTCTACAGAATTTTCCTCGGTTTCGGCTTCTTCAGCTTGCGCTGGTTCAGCCTCTGATGCTGCCTCTTGTTCTGGAGCTTCTTGCTTTCTTGTCGGCTTCTTGCCGGAAAGAAGAGCCTCAATTTTGGACGCAGCTTCCTCTACGGTGCCAGTGCTTTCGCTTGCTGACGCCGTCTGAGTTTCTTCAGACATTTATTTACCTGGGGTTGCTCAACGAGCAGGCGTGCTTTGTGAACGGGTAAGTCTGTCCCGCGCCTCCGCTTGTGCCTTCGTGAGTTTCATGTTCTCGATGATGGCTGTGAGCCGCATCTTGAACACTCGAGCACCCCGCACGAGGCCGTAAGCCTCCTCCCTATCAGCGGGTGTTTTGAATACGCCGTTAGCCCACATCTCAATTGTCTGGGCTTCTAATTCGTCCATCGCTATTTTGAATGCATCGGACGTAAGAATGTTATCCGCTTGCCGAGCAAGACGGTGAATATCTTCTTCCATTGAAACTCTTTATTGTGGAACTGATGTTCCTGGCGCTTGCATCTGTTGAGGTTGCTGCGGAGGTTGTTGCTGCGAACCTTGCGAAGCCTGCATGCCGATTTGTGATAGAACCTGTGCCGAAGCCATTTTCTCATTATCAATCAGCGCTTGTGCTAATGACTGAATGTCTGGACGAGGCTTGCGCGTCATTTCAATGATTGCAGCCCAATCAACTGGCTGGCCACCCTTAGAAGCAATCTCTGCTGCTTTAAGAATGATATTGCTTTCCAGTTCATCGCGCTTCAGGTCAGCGTCTATTTGCAACTGAGCGCGGTCAATAGCGAGTGACTGTAGCTTGGCATATGTCTCGGCCTGCGCCTTTGCCATCTCAACTTCAGCCAGCAACTGATTTGGATCTTTTTTCTGAGCCGCCGCTGCTGCTTGAGCTTGAGCAAGTTGCTGTTCTTGCTCTGGGCTAATCGGAGAAAAGAAGCTATCTGGGTTTTTATATCCAGCGTGACGCACAATCTGGCTCAGCGTATTTTGATACTGGCTCAGCTTAACAAGAGGATTGTCCATCCCCATCAGCTGAATAATCTGCTCTTGCTTCTGTGCGACAGTCGTTAAGAACGCCATCTGCTGAGCATCATCACCGCGACCCAGTGCTACTGATACGGTGCAGTCCATATCAGCGTCCCAGGTGGTGGGGTCTACTGGCACCCACTCGCCACGTAAGCGAATAAGTAAAGGCTTATCTTGGTGTTGAGTGATTAGCTTCAACAAACCAGTGAACAGCTGACGCATGCCATTTTCTGCAAACGTGCGTGCAATAAGCTCGGTGCGTTCTTGTGCTGCCGAAATTTGGGCTGTGACAGCTGCTCTTGTGGTAGATTGCAGTAATTCTGCATCTAATCCTTGGCTAGCCGGTGTAACACCTGTGCGCTGAGCCTTAATCTCATCTAGATAGCCTAGAATAGGCATAGCAGACTGACCCACAAACGGAGTGGACAAGTCTTGAACTGCACCCATCTGGCGCATGCGAATAATTGCGCCGACTTCTTTATTCAATACATCGTCAATATTAGCCTGACCCTCTACAACAGCTGTGCGAGGGAAAATTGACTGTGCAAGGCTATCTAACGTAGCGCGTAAAACATGCGACTTAATGCGTTGCAAATCCATTGTAACATCTGCAACCGAATGGCCGAACAAAGCATGCGGCTCTGGGTCTGGGCAGAATATCGCAAATGGAGCATGGTCAACAATTTCATCTTTTAAGACGAAACAATCCCGACCAATGGCATGAATACAACGTAATTCTGCAATCCCGTCGCCGTCCTTATCAATTCGCATGTAAATCTTCATAAACTTTACACGGCGAAGCGTCGGGTCGTCATTATCTGTTGGAAAATAAGTTCCACGATTTCTTTCGAAATCTTCCATCTGGGCTATCCAGAGATTATCCTCTCCAGGTGAGCCGTGTTCTAGGATATCTTCCTCATTATAACCCATCTCAATTAGCTCTGAGACGGTTACAAGGTCACGGTATCCAACTAAATCGAAAAACTTATCAGTATCTCTGGCTCGGCGGTCGCAAATAAAGCACTCAGGAGGAAGCGCACGAACGCGGTATTTCCTCTGCTGGTCAACTATGCGGATGCAAACCTTATAAGTCTGGGGGAAACCCTCAACCATAGGCTCGGGGTCAACATAGACAAATTCAGCCGATGGGTTTTGCTGTTGAAAGAGTAATATCTCTTCCTGCAATAACCCTGAGAAATGTTTTTCTATTACTCTATCGTCGCTTTCAGCCCACCAAGTAACGACACCAACCTTTTTCAATAACGCATCTTTAAACGCGCTATGCAGGATTTGAAATCCTGGGTTCAT